GCGGATTCTCGCCGAGCACCTCGCCCACATGGATGTCGCGACCTTCGCCGAGGTGCTGGCCAAGGCGGGTTTCTCGGCCCGTGTCGCCGGCGCCGCCGGCGACACGCTGAGCTGACGCGATGGCCGAAGCATCGATCCGCGCCGTCGCGCCGCAGGAGGCGATCGCCGCTCTCTTCCATCGCGGCAAGAGGTTGTCACCGTCGTTCTCCTGGCAGGACGTCTCGGGCGAGGAACACGCGAACGCCTTCACCGTCGCCAAGTCGACCGGCTTCGACGTCCTCTCCGACATCTATTCGGAGGTTTCCCGCGTCGTCGCCGAAGGCAAGTCGATCCGCGAGGCGGTGCAGGATCTGACGCCGATCCTACAGGCGAAGGGCTGGTGGGGCCGCAAGGACGTCGTTGATCCGGCGACGGGCGAGGTCGTCTCGGCGCAGCTCGGCTCGACGCGGCGGTTGCGGACGATCTTCGACGCGAACTTGCGGGTCTCCTACGCAGCCGGTCACTGGTCGCAGTTCGAGGCGACCAAGCAGACCCGCCCCTGGCTGCGCTACGTCGCGATCATGGATGCGCGGACGCGACCGCTCCACGCGCGGCTGCACAATCTCTGCCTCCCGGTCGATCATCCGTTCTGGGACACCTGGGCGCCGCCGAACGGCTGGAACTGCCGCTGCACGCTGCAGAGCCTGTCCGATCGCGACGTCGAGCGCATGCGCGGTCAGCTCGTGTTCGAACCGCCGGCGATCTCGGCGCGGCCGTGGACCAACCGGCGCACCGGCGAGGTGCTGTGGGTGCCCGACGGCATCGATCCCGGATGGGCCTACAATCCCGGCAAGACCGGGTCGCGTGCCGCGTCGGCCTATGCCGACAAGCTGGTCGCGGCCGAGCCGGAGATCGCTGCGGCGGCGGTCGCCGATCCGGCGTTTCCGGCGACGCCGCTCGCCGACGAGTTCGAGAGATGGGTGGCGCGCATCGGCGCCGGCGAAACGGTCGATCGGTCGATGTTCACGGTCGGGGCTTTCGAACCCGATCTCCTCGCCGCTCTCGCCGCGCGCGAGATCCGCCCGCAATCGGCGGCCGTCACGGTGTCGCAAGGTGCGATCTCGCACGCGCTGCGCGCCGCCAAACAGGCGGCCGGCAAGGCGGTCGGTCTCGATCTGTTGCAGCGGATGCCGGAGGCGCTGCGCGGCGCCTCGGCGGTCGTGCTCGACAAGCGCAACGGGGCGCTGCTCTATGTGATCGACGTGCCGGGCGAGCGGGTGGCGAAATTGGTGGTGCAGATCGACCGTGCCGGCAAACTCGTGTCGCCGAGTGGTACCGGACGTCTCGCCATCGTCAGCAATGCGTTTCGAACAGCAGGACTGGTCGATCCCGAACAACTGCGGGTCGAGGCCTTCTACGATGTCCTGGTCGGAGAGATCTGAGCCGCCGAGGGGGTACGCCACTTTCCCCGTGGCGATCGCCCGCTACCAGGGCGGGTTGACCGGACCGGAGCGAGTTTCCCGGTCAGCCACGACGGCTCGAGCCGAATATGAGGTCGCGGCGGCCTCGACGCAATAGGACGGCCGTGGGCCGGCGCTTGTCGACCGGACCCGATGAGACTAGCCTGAGGCCGCCGATGCCCGCCCAGGCGCTTCGAAACCACTTCGACGGCGATCCTATCGGCACCGTCTCCCTTCATCTCCGACCGATCGTCCCTCGCACGGGCGTGTGACCTGTTCGACGCGCCGTCGCTTGCGAGGATGGGGCATGTCGAAACCCGCTCTCGTCCTCGCGGCCGCCGCCGTCACGCTCGATCCCACGTCGGTCCCCGATGGTGGTCGCTCGTGGATCCAGTTGCTGCCGGCCGGCCGCGCCACGATGCGCGACGGCCGCATCGCCGACGTCGGCGGCATCGAGCGCATGCGAGAGATCGTCGCCGCCACGGTGAAGCGCGCCGGGTCGAACGACGTGGTCGTCGACTACGACCATCAGTCGGTCTTCGCTGCGGTGCCCAACGTCGGCGGCCGCGCGCCGGCCGCCGGCTGGATCAAGACCTTCGACGCTCGCCCCGACGGCATCTGGGGCGAGGTCGAATGGACGGCCGCGGCAACCGCCGCGATCCGCGCCGGCGAATATCGCTACGTCTCGCCGGTGTTCTTCGCCGACGCCGCGACCGGCGCCGTCCGCGTCGTCGTCAATGCCGGGCTGACGAACAATCCGGCGTTCGATCTCGCCGAGGTCCGCGCGGCTTCGGCGCGTTTTCTCCCTCCCGAACAGGATCCCGATATGAAGGGCATCGCCAAGGCGCTCGGCCTCGCCGAAGACGCGACCGAAGACCAGATCGTCGCCGCCGTCTCGGCGCGCGACGCCACGCTGACCGCGATCGCGGCGGCGGCGCAGACCCAGGCGACCGGCGACGGTCTCGTCGCCGTGGTCGCCGGCGCCGTCCAGCGGGCCGCGGCGCCGGATCCGACCAAGTTCGTCCCGGTCGAGCTGCTGACGACCGCCAACGCGCGGATCGCCGAGCTCACCGCCGGTGCCGTCGCCGACTAGGCGAAGACGGCGGTCGACGCCGCGATCGTCGCCGGCAAGATCGCGCCGGCCCAGAAAGAGTGGGCGATGTCCTACGCCTCGGCCGATCTCGCCGCCTTCGAGCGGTTCGCCGCCTCGGCGCCGGTGATCGTGACGCCGGGTGCGAAGTCGCAGACCGAGCGCAAGCCGGTCTCCGGTGGCCTCGATGCCACCGATCTCGAGGTCTGTCGTTCGATGGGGATCGACCCCGCCGCCTACCAGAAGGCGCGTGACGCCGAGGAGAAGCGCTGATGGCCGCCCTCACCGCCGATCGCAACACCCCCACCCGCTCCGGCGATCACCGCTCGTTCCCGGTGAAGTCCGCGACCAAGATCTACGCCGGCGCGCTCGTCTGCATCGACTCTTCCGGCCGAGCCGTCCCGGGCACCACCGCGACCGGCCTCGTCGCGGTCGGCCGTGCGCCGTCGCTGGTCGACAATTCGGCCGGCGCCGACGGCGATCTCCGGATCGAGGTCGAGCGCGGCATCTTCCGTTTCGACAACTCGGCGGCGGGCGACGCGATCGCCGTCACCGACATCGGGGCGACGGTCTACGTCGTCGACGACCACACCGTCGCCAAGACGTCCGCCACCTCGACCCGCTCGGCGGCCGGCACCGTCTTCGACGTCGACGCCCTCGGCGTCTGGATCAAGTTCGCCTGAGGAGGCCCCCATGCTGCTCAATTCGACGAGCCTGCGCTCGCTCTACACCGGCTTCTCGGCCGCCTTCCAAGGCGGCTTCTCCGGCGTGACGCCGTCCTATGGCCGCGTCGCGCAGACGGTGCCGTCGTCGACCAAGGCGAACGAGTACGGCTGGCTCGGCGACATGCCGCGCGTGCGGGAATGGATCGGCGATCGCGTCGTCCAGAACCTCTCCGCTCACGGCTACACCATCAAGAACCGCTCGTTCGAACTGACGATCGGCGTCGACCGCGACGACATCGACGACGACAACATCGGCATCTACGCGCCGATGTTCACCGAGATGGGGCGTGCGGCGGCTTCGTTCCCCGACGAGCTGGTGTGGCCTCTGTTCGCGAGCGGTTTCTCGACTGCGTGCTACGACGGTCAGTATTTCTTCGACACCGACCATCCGGTGCTCGATGCGGACGGCAAGACGGTGAATTCGGTCGCCAACACCGATGGCGGCTCCGGCACGCCGTGGTTCCTCATCGACGCGTCTCGCGCCATCAAGCCGGTGATCTGGCAGGACCGGCGTTCGCTCTCGAACCTGATCCGCATGGATGCGCCGACCGACGAGGTCGTGTTCAACACCAAGAAGTACCGCTACGGCGTCGACGGTCGCTGCAACGCCGGCTTCGGCTTCTGGCAGCTCGCCTGGGGCTCGAAGCAGACGCTCGACGCCACCCACTACGCCGCCGCCCGTGCCGGTCTCGGCTCGCTGAAGGGCGACTATGGCCGGCCGCTCGGCGTCATGCCGAACCTCCTGATCGTGCCTCCGTCGCTCGAGAGCGCCGGGCGCAAGCTGCTCAACTCGGAACTCGGGAGCGGTGGCGAGACCAACGAGTGGAAGGGCACCGCCGAGCTGCTCGTCGTGCCCTGGCTGGCCTGATCGAACCCATCGGGGGAG